GCGCACTGTTAGACTTCCCCCGGTCGACGCGCGCAACACTCCCCCGTCACTTTCCACGTGTTACCCTTTGCGGCGAAGAATCAAACCGGCAACCCTACGCGGGAAGGAATAAACACACTCTCACCCTCACACCCTCGGATGCCGGGGGGTGTCCCCCGGCCCGCTCTACTCCCCGCATCCCCCGCGCGGTCACGCACTGCCCTATTACGCGTCCCCCGCTCTCACTCCCCCGCGATACGTCCCCAGTGTCACTCTGTCGCACTTATCCCACCGTCACGCATCGATGTAACGGGCCGTCTTTACTTCCGCCGCGAACACCCCAGCGCTATCAGTGAATCAAGGCGCAATATCAGCGGTCGACGCGCGTCTATTTGTCCCCCGTGACGGCCCGTAAAGGTCCGGAGTTGTCACGGTATAACCTGCAAATATCTAATCCTGTAGGATTAACGCGGCCCTGCCCTGTAGGGTGCTCTCATGGGCCGGGGGATGGGCACAGTTGACCGTTGCGGGGGTGTGCGGGGGTGCGGGAGTTGTCCGGCCCACGACCATCCGCCGCAGCCATCGACGCCTTTTGCCGTTGCGTTTGGGTTTCTGGCAGGGGTGGAGGCGCAGGATAATTCGTCAAAAATAAAAAATTTGGGAACAGATAAAAAACAGAGAGCGCAGGAATATTAAGCACAGAAATATTTTTCTTGACAGGTTGGAGAGGTTATGAGTACAGTTGCACACTATGAGTACAGTTGAACGGAAAGCATGGCATTGCGACGAATGCGGGTTTGAGTGGTTGCAGACGGAAGGGGTGGTGCCGGTGCAATGTCCGTCGAGAGGGTGCCGCACGCGGAAGTGGAACCTGCTTAGAACGGCGGAGGAGGAGGCACGGGTAAGGGTTATGGCTGGGAAAGAGGCAGAGAAGGCAGGAAGGGGTAAGAGAGAGCCAGCAATGCATAGTGTAGAGCGTTCTACGGGAAGTGGTTGCGTAGAGTGTGGAGCGCTGATTGGACATCAAAAATGGTGCAAGGCGAGAGAATAGGCGCGTCTAAGTAAAAAAGCGCAGAATTATATTGACAAAGGGAAGGTAGTGGGATATAAGGGAATACGGTGCTAGAGGGCGCAGAATAATATGGCAGATGAGGATAAGGATCGGCTGGTTAACATAAATCTACGGAAGACGCCGCTATGGCTGAGGCAAAAGTTGAAGATAATGGCGGCGGGATATGGAATGGGATTGGAGGAATTTTGCGTACAAACGCTTAAGATGGAGGCAAGTAAGTGGAAACCGGGTGGCGCGGGCGGGGAAGCGTTGGGTGGTGGAAATTCCATACCTGCTATGTTGAAGGCCGTGGGAGCGCCGGAGGCGGTGAAGCAAACGCTTGTGGCTCACTGCATCCACTCGACGCCTGTCGGAGAGATTTGCACAAAATGCGAGGAGCATTGGCGGCAAAGCCGGGAATACATGAGCGAGGTTTGCGCTAAATGCCACAAAATAAGGGCAGAACACACATGGCACAACGGTAAATATCAGTGCGTGGGGAATGTGAACGAGGCATTTGAGCCGGACCCGGCCAAGGTTGTGGATTTCTTCGAGGTAGCGCCGGACTTGGCCGCGCATCTGGCGGCAGGGCACCATAAACGGCATCACGGGAGGCGCGATCATGGAAACATCGGAGTTGACGCAGCGCGGGCAGGAAATGCTGAAACGATTGATGGCGTCGGATGTAGCAGCGCTGGTGGAAGTTCAGGCGGAGATTCAGCGGGTGGGGTGGAACCAGGCGATCAAAGCGGCGGCGAAAGCAGCACAAGCAAGTTGGATGGAGGGACAGTCGCCAAGGCAGACAGCGCATATAGCCAAGGTGATTCTGGAACTTCTCAGACCCCCATCAAAGAAATCGTCTTGAAGGCGCGGTCGGTCGGCATTTCTGTAGCCACTGGCAAAAATTGGCCGGTCGGCGAATCTCGAAGCGCATTTTACGTTGAAACTCCCAAAGGTCCCGGCGCACACGATGACCGCACTCTGGCAGCAGCCGTCGCCGCCCATTCCCACGTCCTCAGTTCCGCCGATCCCACCCCGCGTGTGGTCGACACGGCACCAGTCCTATGCCAGCACTGCAAGAAGCCGCTCGAAAGGCGCAGCCCGGTCAGTCTGCACTGCAAGCATTGCGGGAGGAGTTTTCCGGGATGAGTATCGAAGAGAATCGCGCACGATACGAGGGCACCGGACTACAGCGGCTTATGGAAGCGTCCGAGCACACCATCTGCCCGCGCTGCTACTGCTGCGACGAAGTGACCGAGAGCGCACCATGTCCCTACTGTGGAGGATTCGTCGATTACGACGACGAGTGGGACGATAGCGATTGCTCGGAGTGCCACGGCGAAGGCACGATCTACTTCAGGATGTGCATAGGTCGCTGCGATCAGGATGGGAACCATAAGAGCGCGAGCGACGAGTGCGTTAAGGTGAGGACTTAATGAGCGAAGCGGTTGACCACCCTGAACATTACGGCGGTGCCGATAATCCCTATGAGGCGATCAAGGTAATCGAGGCGTGGGGACTTGGGTTCTGCCTTGGCAACACCGTTAAGTACATCAGTCGCGCCGGGAAGAAAGACGACACAGACACGCTCACCGATCTCAAGAAAGCCCGTTGGTATCTGGACCGGGAAATCCAAAACAAGGAGGGAAAACAAAATGGAGTTCGTTAAACCGAAAGTTTTTCACGTTGCACAGACACGAATTATCGAGAGCGGGATGCAGGGCTACTTTGATGCCTTGGGAATCCCAGACTGGGTAACCGACGCGCCAACTGATGCAGAGCGATTAGTAGAAGTCATGGGCCGGGGATGCTATCGCTCATTCCAAGCAGGGATGAATAAGAACGTGACGAAGATTCGTGAAGGTAACGCCGTTTACATAGGCAATATCCTGAACACAAAGCATGGTTCTGTGATTGAATGTGCAACTGACAGTTACATCTTCCTAGACGCCTCTCGTGTGCTGACCCATGAACTTGTTCGCAATCGCGTCGGCAATTCCTTTTCGCAGGAGAGTCTCCGCTATGTGCGCCTAGACGCTTTGAAGGGATATTTCCCGCGAGTGTTCGAAGAGCATCCGAAGAAAGATCAACTGATGGCTTTCTTTAAGGCTACGTTTGAGTTGCTAGAGGGCGCGCAGGTTCAACTGGCGCAGATTCTCGAACTGGACGCGATTAAGGAATTCGACACTAAGAAGAGACTCACCTCTGCGATGCGACGGCTGGCTCCGATTGGTCTTGCTACGATGATCGGCTACACTGGCAACCACCGCTCGATTCGTTGGGCAATCGAACAACGCACCGACAAGGTGGCCGAAGAAGAGATTCGGTTGGTATTTGGAGAAGTAGCTGAGGAGCAGCGACGCTGCTATCCAAATCTTTATCAGGATATGACCGGAGAGATGGTGGACGGATTTATGAAGTATTCGTTCGTCAACTCTAAAATTTAGATAGGAGAGGCATGACGTACTTATTGGCCGTTGGTTTGATGGCTAGCGGAGTACTCCTGTGGCTGCTTGATTTGGCTTATACGGCAGGCAAGGATAGGGCGCAATGAGCATAGACTCGAATCACGCGCAGTACGAAGGTACGGCACGCCGTGATCTTCTGGTGCAATCCCGTTTTCGCAACCTGATTTTATGGGAAGCGATGGCTGGACGTAACAGCGCCGAGGTCTGCCGCGAGATTAAGATAAACCAAGCGGTATTTGGTAAATTGCTTAATTTAAGAATAAGCCCATTTAAGAAATACTGCACAACAGAGGAAAGAACCTACACGCGAGCCGCGCTGGCCATAGCGAAGCATTTTAAAATTTTGCCGGAAGATATGTTTCCAGAAAGTCTCTACTCGCTTGAACTTCCTGACAAAGTAGAACGCAGCTACGCTAGTGTAGAACTTCTTCCCCTTCTGGCAGCAGCACGGATGCCAACCCTGCTTAGTTCCCCGGAAGAGGAGACTGAGAAAATTGAACTAAAGTCCGTACTGGAAGAACTTCTTCATACCGTAACACCAAGAGAGGAGCGTATTATACGAATGCGTTTTGGTTTGGAGGATGGCGAAGAACATACGCTTAATGATGTCGCTAGCGTTTTTAATCTTACAACAGAGAGAATTCGCCAGATCGAAACTAGGGCGCTGCGCAAGCTGCGCCACCCAAGCCGCTCGGAGAAACTGACGCATCACTATTACGGAGCTGAAGAATTTTGCCCGTTCTGTAAAGAACGCCTTATGGATGGACAATGTAAAAACATTTTATGTCCCTCAAGGATGGCAAAACAACTAGCAGAGGAGGCTAAGAAAAAGCACGAGGCCGAGATTCAGAAACTGAAACTCGCGCACCAGCACGGGGAGGCGGCATGAAACTACAATTGACAATCTTTTACCTTATACTCCTAAGCACCCCTGTTCTCTTGGTTATCGGCTGGTGGAGCAGGATGGAGCTAGAGAAGTATCTTAGCCGCCCGACCAATGTTGAGGATCACCGCGAATATTTAGAGCGATGCATCAGGGCCTTCATCGCTCTTTGCAGGGCGATTGAGAAAGCGAAGGAGAAACGGTGAAGGTAAAAGGCATAACACATAAAGAGTCTCGTCTCCGCCGCAAACTAAAAAGGCTCGACGCTAAATTAGACCGTCTCGAATTGAAGGCGATGCGAATATGGGAGAAACTGGGGTGCAGGGGCCACCGGAAGCCGGTGCGGCGGGAACACTGAGGAGAAATAATATGGCGATGCGTGCAACTGGTTTTGCTTTCTGTGAGGAATGCGGGGTCGTCTTTTCTAGGACGGAAAACGATCCACTAGGAACCGTTCGGCACCCAACAGCAGACCAATGGCCGGGTATGAACAGCCAATTGAATGAGTTGTACAGAAAATGCCCAAACGCGGGCAAGTTATTCAAACATCCCTTAATGGAGGAAGTCAAATGAACGAATATCTGGATGCGGCGAGCAGAACGCCGCCATAAAGGAGAATAATAATGATCTCAGATGGTCAAGAAAAAGCGCTGAAACAAATTCTCTTGAATTACGCCAACGACGATAACGCTTCCACCTTCGAGGCAATTAAGGCTATTACGGCTGTTCTTGGTTGCGATGGCGGAGAAACCCTCCGCGACCGGTTTGCGATGGCGGCGCTGTTGGTCGAAAAATGGGCAGACGAAATCGAGGCGGCATTGAAACGTAAGGATTCACAAATTACAAAGGGGAAGCAATGAAGATTGAACACGGCATACCGATACCACCCGAAAAAGCAGTCCCACTGGAGGTTACGTTTCCTGAACTGCTCGTACTTGAAGTTGGGGATTCGTTTGTGATTCCAAATCGAAAATTTCCTACCTATACAGAGTTTGCATTGTGGGGTGCGAAGCACGGGCAGCACCATGAAATCCGCCAGATCGAAGGGGATTTCAGAGTTTGGAGGACGCTATGAAAGGATCAGGAACCATGAACGATGAACTTAGAATCAGGGACCGCAAGCCGATCCGTTGTTGTGAACGTGATGACGACGGCGACGGCAATTGCCCGATCCATTCAGCGCCGGGAGTATTCAGGAACCCGGCATTTAATCGTGGCAAGGCGGATGTGCTGGTGCCAGTGGAGATGATGACCGCTTTTGCAAACGCGATGCAATCGCGGTTCGGAAGTGTTCCCGGTGGATGCGCTGTTGGCGTCGCCGCCGTTCTGTGCTGGCAGCGGGATAACAGCCGTGCGCCAAATGACCGGGAGTTTGGCGAAATGATTAAGATTTGCCATGATGCTGATCCTCATAAATGGGAGGCTATGCGCGAGTGGGACCGCGCCATTATTCTGTGCAGTGAATGGATGCGTCATGCTTACGAAGCGCCACCAAAGCCGGAGCCTCACGCCTACGCCGCACCACCGTTCATTAGGGATGCTGGTCTGCTGGCCGGTGAAGGGCTGTTCTCATCGAGAGGTAAACCTGTCGCTATCTGGAACGGCGATGGCCTGATTCCATGGCCGCGAGGCAAAGCGGAGCCAGAAGTGCCAGCGGAAATCAAGGACCTGCTCTACACAAACGCCTACCCCTGCGAAATTTCAGCCGAACAAGCTGATGTTAATATGGAAGCCGCTAACCAAAGAATACTCGAAGCCTACCGTCGCGGCCTAAAAGAAGGTGAGAAATGAGTGAGATCAAGGTTCCAGAAGGGATGCTGGAAGCGGCACAACATATTAGCGTGCATCCACTTCATACTTTAAAAATTATCCAAGCCGCCCTGCGCTGGCAGCGGACTGATTGGCTAACGGCACCAAATGCAGAGAGAATGCCTGAGCCATGGTATTCAAACAGTCGAAAGAAGTGGGAGAAATTTCACTCGCAGTGGAAGCGTGTTGACGACATTGATTTTGTTGATCTCTTGATTTTCTTTGTTACGCGCTACTTGGAGCGGTACGACGCCCTGCCGGAGCCGGAAGTGCCGGAGGCGATCAAGGATTTACAATTTGCCGACATTCCCAGTCAGCGCCTCTATACGATTTCGCAGGAATTAGCCAACGAACGCATCCTCGAAGCCTACCGCCGTGGCTTTGGAAGCAACCGTCAAGCACAGAAAGAAACGTGAGCATCCAAAAGGAAATCCCTTGACAAAGCGCAGTTTTCCGCTATTGTTGGTTTGAGTGGAGACGTGGACCCATGGCACGGACAGCCGTAAAACTCACCGAGGAAGACCTTCTCGAACGCAACGATCTAGCGCAAAAAGTGAAAAACTTTATGCGCGATAACTTATTTACAGAAAAGAAGTTAGGAGATATTGTTGGCGTGTCTCGCAGAACCATCCAGATGATAAAAGCCGCCAACGTCACTCCGCATCCGGGAACGCTCCACAAGCTCGAAACATTATTTTTGCGGTACAAGCGAGAAGGTAAGTGAATTATGCGCTAGGATTTAAGCAGCCGGGAGAGTGAACGACGTGTTCGAAGATAAAAAGATTCTCGAAGTTCTGAAAGAGATTCTCGATGTGGTGCGCGCGATTCAGCGCGAACTAAAACCTAGACCTCTCACCGCTGCTGTCGCAGTTCTTTTCTCAGGAGATTTCCAAATGGCAAACAACGTTCTGGTCTTCAATGTAGGCCAAACTTCGCAGGCGTCCATCGTGCCTTTGCTGGCCGATGGCGTCACCCCTAGCGGCGGCGCGCTTTCAAACGTCGCTTACAACTTCTCCGATCCCTCGGCGACTGTGGTTTTGAATTCTGACGGCGTTACGGCCACCTGTACCGGCGTTGCAGCATCTTCTGGAGCGGTCGGCGGCACAGCCACCTGCACCGTAACAGATACGGACGGCGCAGTTTCCACGTGGTCGCAGGGATTCACGATCACCACGAACGCTCCTCCGCCTCCTCCGCCTTCGCAATTAACGCAGAGCGTGGCCGTGCAATTCAGCGCGCCTACGCCTTAATTGGCGTTCGCTACCCGTAGTGCTCTTGCAACCGGGAGTCGCAGACCGCGAAGCCGTGGAAGGTGGAGTCGCGGTCTGTTTCCTGCTTGGAGATTGACATGAAGGCACACACATTACCGTTTATTTTTCTGCTCTTGGCCGTTCACATCCCACTGGTGCGCTGCCAGCAACCATCCGCCCCGCCTCCATCGGCACAACCACCGCAGTTGAGCGAGCTTGAGCAAGCAAACCTTAAAATTCTCCAATTGGAGATCAACGACATCAACCGGGATATTAGAGACTACACGGCGCTATTTGATGCTGCGCACCCCGGCTGGTCAATCAATGTGATGAACGGGCAGATATTTCCAAAGCCCGCAACGGCTGTAGTTAAACCAAAAGCGTCTACGCCCGTCCCAGCTAAACCAGACGAGACGCCAAAGAAGTGAAGAGTAAAACGCCAAATCCGATGCCGGTCCCTCGACCCATTGTGGACAGAAAGACAGATGCCCTGCTACGATTGAAAATCAAACCTGAACAACTAGAAACAGCGCCCTCTGTAACAAAATTGTTCAAAAGTGCCTACGGCGGTAAGCGACTGGTCATGGAAGGGATGCGCTTCGCCGCCAATGACGAAGTTATAGCGGCGTTCCTTAAAAAGTACGATTCGATGCCCTCAAGTGACAGGAAAAATGTTTCATGGGAAGCCATTGCTATTGCTGCCGGAGTGAACTTGAATCACTTCGCAGGCTCTGCAATGCTTGCTACGGCATCGTACTGCGCAAACAAAAGCAGACTCATTGTGGCTACAAACCATCCTGAGATCACAAAAAAGAGAGTCGAATACGCCCTGCTTCCGGGCGGAGAAAAGGATCGCTACGCGCTCGACGTGATGGCTGGAGCGATACCCTCAGCTAAAGGACCAACATTTATTGGCAAGGCAATATTCGGCTCCAGTGATGGAGGGGCACGGAAGAAAGAGGACGAAGACGAACCCATCGACCAGACAGCCATTTTTGGAGTGGAGGGCGATCTCGATGAACTTTTCCCTTCTACGAGCGCGACACAGGATAAGCTAGTCCCGATAAGGCAAAGGCTGTTGGAAAAATAGGCATCATACCTTGTACTCCGAGAGAATCGTACTCGCTAATTTAGATGAATTCGCTTCCCGTAACGCTTGGATGCCCACGCGGCATACCTTTGGCGAGGTACAGGATTTTACTGAGTACATCAATAAGATCGTCAAGCCAGTAGAAGCGAACTCCAAAAATACCTATTACAGCCTCGTACATCCCATAACTGAAAAACGGAAGCAGGAAATCTTTCGCTGGATTGAGAACGAGCAGGTTTTGTCCGGCCTCGATTATCGATACTGGCGCGATAATTACGCCTACATCATTAACGAAGGCGGGGTGGAAGTTAAGTTCAAGAACAGGCGTTCGCAGGACGTGTTTGATTCGGTCGTGGCTGACCTAGAAGAGCAACAGGCAGGTATACAGGTCCTAACGTTGAAGGCCCGGCAGGTCGGAATCACAACTTTAGTATCGTTGATGTTCATCCATAGGATGATGTTTATCCCCAACACACTCGCAGACATGGCCTCGGTCCAGAAAACGAAATCAGATGAGATCGAAGTTAAATTCAACACAGCCTACGAGAAGTGCCCGTTCTGGTTGCGACCGGGAAGGATGCCGAAAAGAAGTTTCACAAACGGCTCACGGTTGATGATCGAATCAGGTATGCAGCCAAAAGGAATCGCACAAGGCCAGACTCCCACGTGTATCTTAATAAGCGAAATCGGCTTGATTCCAAATCCTCACAACGTGATCGAAGAGGGCCTTCTTCCCGCTACGCACTCAACCAAAAATATGTTCATGGTCTTTGAGGGGACAGGATCGGGAAATGTAGGCTGGTTCCCTGATTTCTGGCGCGACTCAAAGAAGAACTGGCCTCTAGGTCTTGCCAGAATGTGTCCCATATTTATATCGTGGCCACTGGCAACCGATCTTTATCCGCAGGCCGACTGGCTTCGTCAGCACCCCGTTCCAGTCAATTTCTATGAGAAGCGACTAGATGCGACGCGAGTTCACATCACACGATGCGAATCGTACATCCGCAATACCCCATATTTAGCAAAGGTCGTTGGATCGAACTACAGAGTTCCCATCGAGCAACAGTGGTTTTGGGAGTTCGAATTTCGTCAAGCGAAGGAGCGTCACGCTCTGCATCAGCACGCTGCGCGCCTTCCAGCAGACGACTTCGAAGCGCTCACCGGAGAACATGATAGCGTCTTCGATCAAGAGACGATCATGGAGCTTGAAGACGATATTTATGAAATCAGGACAGATGGAATAAGGGAACGCAGGAATCCGGTGGAAGTATTTGCGATCAAAGGTCACTCGATTGAGGAACATCTTTACCCGCAGGATGACGACCCGCGAATCGACAACAGCAAGCCGAGGATTCACATTACACAGGTCAACCACCGTGACGAGCGGTATGATTGGACTTTGATTCCGATGCTCCCAATCGATGAGGACATCGAAACAGAAACACTCGATCTATTGCTGGTCTACGAGCGGCCACGAAAGGGCAATATTTATAGCTGCGGGGTAGATACAGCGCACGGACTGGGAAAAGAAGATGAAGATCGATTCTGCGCGTCAATGGCGAAGGTGGCCACTGGATCGGGCTGCGATTCCCAAGTTTGTGAATATACTTCAAATCGCTTGTCCCCCGCTGCCTCTGTGCCAATTCTCGCTGCGATGGGAACATGGTACGGGCAAGTATCCAAGCACTATCGCGGCGTAAAATATTCCATCGAGCAGGTTGAAGGACCGGGTGATACCTGCCAGAACCAATTAAAGATCATGGGTTTCAACTGGCATCACATTCCCGGCAGACTCGACGGCAAGAAAATTAAAGACGAGAACAAGCACCGGGAAGGCTGGTACTCGAATAGGACTACGGTGCCGATTCTCATGGACCGTTTTGTGGAAGCTGTGAACGGAGGATGGTATGTCCCGGCGTCAAAGTGGCTGATCGAAGAATTAAAGACTCTGGAGCGGCGTGTTGTAGAGGGGGGACGCGACAAGATGGTACATCAGCAAAACAAGCATGACGATAGAGTAAGGGCAGCGGCGCAAAGTTTTTTGAATATGCACACTTACGACGATTTAGCCCAAAGATCACAGCGCAGGTATGCGGCTCCGGCTTCAAAAAAAATCGACCCAAATGAGGGAAGATGTATGCTTAACGCGATCTCGGTTGGTATGGACGACGATTGAAAATAGCTCTTGCATTGTAGTGCTCTGTGCTGTATAAACGCATTATGGATCGTAAGCCAACATCATTCCGTCTGACTACGACAGCGATAAGGCTACTCGGCCTTTTAGCAGAATCTCTCGGCCTTTCGCAGGCGGGCGTTATCGAGACGGCCATTCGTGAGTTGGCAAAACAGAACCTACCTTCAGTGATTCCAACGGAGAGGCCGGAATGAAATCTAGTAATGCGATGGCAATTAGTGAACCAACTAACGGGGCAAAAGAGACAATCGAAATCGGGTTGCCGTACATCGTCCAAGTGACGATTGAGGGATCGTCCGATTTACTACTTCACGCCTGGAACGTAGAGGCTGTCGAAGCCAAAGGCGCAGCCAAGAAAGGCTCTGAAGCTAAAAAGACGGACAATTTAGAATCTTATGTTCTCCGCAACGAAGATGGTGTAATCTGTCTCCCGAGCGAGTATCTTCGCATGAGCACCGTCAACGCCGCCAAATTTCGGCAGGACCCGCGCAGCCCACGGAAAAGCGCGATGGATTTGTACAAAGCGGCTCTGATTAGCCTCAAGCCCCTTGTTCCCATTACGACCGTTACGGGAGAAATACCAAAAATTTGGGATTACGAACATCGCTGCCGTGTACAGGTCCAGCGTAGCGGTATCACACGGACGCGGCCTGCGTTTCGTGAAGGATGGAAGTGTACAGTCCCCCTGTTAGTGAGTCTCCCTGAATATATTTCGCCGCGCGAATTGAACGATTGTATAGCGGCGGCAGGAAGATTAACAGGAGTTGGCGATTTCAGACCGACGTATGGACGTTTTCAGGTTATCGGTTTTGAAATCCAAAAAGATTGACCCGTGCAGTATGATGGGTCAATATATGGTCTGGCAAGGTCTGGTCCGATGTGGTTAGCTCCGGTTCGGCGTGGTGCGGTCGGGTATGCCTTGGTCAGGTAAGGTGAGATGCGGTATGGCGAGGTCCCAAAAGGATTCTCAGTGAATCATAAACAAATTGAAAAGGAGAAACACATTGACCAATCCCACAAATTTCACAAATCCTTTGAGCGGTTTTGAGGTTGTTGAGGATGTTCTATCCCAAATTCGTAAACGGCTTCACACTGATTGCTCCTTAAGGAAAGAAGACGGATATACAGGAGGTTACTCTGGCACTGTCAAGATCAAATTGAATCTGCACGCCGTCCGCATCGCTGAAGTCGAGATGGAGATTCCGATCACAACGGGCGTCAAAGCCCCCGGACCCGAAGCCTTTGCGCCAGAGGATGTGGTCGCGGTAGAGGTAGAGGATGAAATTGTGATTTCGCTGGAGCCAAACCTGAAAGCAGTTCGCGAGAGAACCGCCGAGAATAACGCGGAACCTCTACAAGAAACCGAACCAACTCCAGAACCTGAACAGCCCGAAACAAGCATCAGTCAGAAGCGCCGCTACGAGCGCCAACAGGCGATGGCTGGCGCTGTGACCGATCAGGGATAAGCCAATGGCTGAGGCAGCTAAAAGAGGTTCGCACGGCGGCAATGCGCGTAAGGAAAAATTGTCTCCCGAGCGGCGTTCGGAGATCGCCAAAGAGGCTTCCAAGAAGCGGTGGGATGAAGCGCGCAGGAAACAAGCTGAGGCGGCGGCGGCTCCTCAAGCTCCTCCTGTCGACTTGCCAACTCCAGAACTCACTCCAATTGCGGACGCTCCGCAGGAGAAACATTGTCCAGCATGTGCTGCCGGTCAGAGTTTGGAAGAAGGCGAAGGGACGCACATCCTTGCGACCGTGGAGCACCCCATAACGCTACATTCGGTTTTCCAAGATGCTGACGCCAACCTAGTCGCAGCAGCGCCTCCTACGGCCCAACAGAAGCCAAGCAGGCGTCAATCTAAGCCGATGCCCAAGGAACTCAGAACGGCCAGTTCTTATGCTGAAAAAAGGCTTCCCCAAGCCATCAAGGAAAAAGCCGATCTACTCGTGGAAGTGGCAAGGAGAGAGGCTGAGATTCAGGAATTGACGAGGGTGATCCAAGCTCTCGGAGGGCAAGCGCCAGTCGGGATACCTAGCGCATCAATGCCTATCAATCCAAACGGAGCCTACCAGACTCCGCAATTATCACCGCTCTACCCTGAATACCAACAACCGGCTCCGGTGTTACCAATCGTGACGCCGCCGAAACCGATGCGAATGGGGGGAGCCGGAGTAGCGCCGGGTATTCCCGACGCGTGGCTTGAGGGATAGTATAGGAAATCGTGATGAACGAAGATCAAGAAGAACGTCTCGTAACCGCTTTCGAGCAAATCGGAAAAGCCCTGTCCGGGATTCACGAGGAAGCGAAGCACGCAGGAGTACGATATTGGCCGCAACCGCGCGAGTTTCGCGAAACGATTGTCACACGAGTCGAAACGGACGAAGAAAGAGAAAAACGGCAACAAGGCGGATGGCGAAGGACTGCGGACCAAGCCATAAATCCAGAAATCGAGGACGAGGAAGCAGAAACCATCGGGCCAAGAAGCCGCCAGTGGATCAGAGAGCATCCCCCGGAAAGAAATAAAAAGCCAGCGCCGCCGAATGAAAGCGCGAAGGAGGGCGAATGAACAGACGATCATTTTTCAAATTTCTTGGTATCGGAGCCGCGACGGCTGCAGTTGCTCCGACTATACTTGCCAAATCTGACGCATCACCGCAAACGACTGGCTGGGTTACTCTACCGCCGCGTAAGACGTACCAAGCAATTTTTCCTGAGAGCGTAAGAATCTCAGATAAGGAATGGCGGTACCTAGAGTTCCTAAAGAATCGTCAACTGGAGCAACTCGGCCTGAGTGATCTTCAGAATCTTAAGAAGGTAAAGAGAAATGTCTAGGTGGATCAAAGTTGGCAAGCGCCTTCCCGACACAGACCGCCATGTATTTGCGCTGTCCGGGCATGGCACCTTCCTTGCCTACGTGCAGGAGGGAGACTGGTACATAAGCAAGAATATAAAACTTGGCGACGTGACTCGCTGGATGGAGGTTCCCGGCGAACCGAAGGATTTGGCGTACTGGTGGAATCGCCTCAAAGAATGGTGGGGAAAGCGGGTACAGAATGTAGAGGACGCAAGTGAATTCTTGACCGGATGGACCAGCAGGAACGCCCAATTAAGCAAGAAGATCATCTACTTCGAGAACCAGCGCACAGGCGAAATCAGGATGGGATTGCCAGAACAATTTCCCGCATCTAGGGGTTTTCAAAAAGTCGTCTGCGGCTCTGCGCATGAGGCTGAGGTATGGTCGGAGCGGCTTCGCCGTTACAACATGGTTAAGGAAGCAAAAGTTGACGAGGAGAGAGGACGAATCGAGGGCGAAATGGCTGCGGAGCATCGTAGCAAGATCAATCATCTGATCGCCAACAGCCGGAGCAAATATGGCAAGGAATTTTTGAGAGCGCATCTAGAAAGGATGGAGAGAGCCGAGAGTCAGAGAAAGACAACGCGAGAAGAATACCTTCACAGTGAAGCATACGAAAAGGGACACTGAACATGTGGCCGTTCAAAAAGAAGGAACCGATTCCTACGGACGACAGAATGATGTGTCTATGCGGCGCTGAAATGGTTGTTACCGACTTTGATGTTTGGAGTATTGATAACGAGGCAGAACATCTGTATGGCGTTTTTTCTTGTCCAGTAGCGGGATGCCAAGGAAACTTTAAGGAGCGGCATGAGAAGCACCTTGCCGCTATGAAGAAATTGACAGACGAAGAAAAGAAGTTGCTTGGGTTGTGGAATTGGTATGCAGAAGCAAATATACCTGTAGACGAGTCAGAGACTTTGCCGTAAGATTCACATTGAAAGTGTTTTGCACGACCGCTTGGGAGGCGGATGAACCGGGAGGAGAACGGCTATGGTTCATGTACAACGATCCGAACACCCAGATCGTACAGTGGCAAGTGCCAGATTTTTCGGCATCACCTAGTCGCAAAATCGGCTGGGTTGAATCTCAAATCCAAGAAGCGGAAGGCTACCTTCAAGGCCAGAAAAGCTACAAGAATCTCAACGCCAATATGCGCATCTTCGATGCGCTCTTCAAAGATAAAACGCGCTCTCTCCTGATCACCAACGAATTAAAATACTCCATCAATAAATTCTGTACGACTCTGGCTGAAGTCAGAGAAATTGCGAGCTACGGTTCTGACGTTCCTGCCTACAAGAAAATGGCAGAGATGTTGACCAAGATCGCAAAATGCATTTATCTGGAATCTGATTTTCCAATTCAAATTCTGAAAGTTCTGCAATACGCCGCTGTCATGGGCATAGGTTACCTGTGGCCGAAGATAAGGCCGACCGAATATGGGTACGGTCCACGGGAGATGACATTCGATGCTCTTGGCGTCCTCGATGTAATGCCCACGCAAATTCCCGCGCGAACCAACGACGTGCAGGATGCCTACGCGGTCACGATCTACGACTACATGCCAATCGCCGAAGCGCATGGCCGCTTTCCTCTATTTCAAGGGCAACTCCAGACCGTAGGAATGAACAACTACAAATCCTTGATTCAGGCAGAGAGGCAGGATTTTGCGGCGAGTTGGAGATACGGAGAACTTCAGGATCACGGGAAGTCTTTTGGAAATCTCTACAGCGAAATACGCTGGACGTTTATTCGGGACATGAGAATCAATACCACAGGCTACGAATTGCCCATGGGCGATCCGGGCACGTCGTGGTTCTATAAGGTTCCGAGTATCGGTCAAGATATTTTTGGGGGAATGAGGAATGGAGAACCAAAGATGCGTCCCGCAATGGCCGAGGATTGCAGGGTGTACCCTAACCTACGGCTCATCATTTCATCTCACGGGCTGGACGTGCCAATGTATGACGGGCCAGCTTTTGACTGGGACCCGAAAATTCCGGTAATCCAATACACAGTGGACGATGTTCCATGGGAGCCGGGAGGGAGTTCTTTAGTCGGAAATGTTGGTTCAATCCAAACCACCATCAGAAAATTCCAGCGGCAGATCGATCAAGTGGCGACCGCTGAAAAAGACCCTCCTGTCGGATATAGCGCGGAAGATAATGGCGGTCCAAAACTTGAGCACTGGAACCTTTTCGATTCAAGTGTAAGGTTAGGATTGTTTGGAGCGACCGAACCAAGGAAAACCGTGCAGTCCCTTCTTCCCGAAGGCGTGACTGTTGCGGCCATAGATTTCGAGTGGTTAAAGCATCTCCGCGAAGCCATGCTGGCCCAACTCGGACTAAACGACATTGGCAATCTCGCGAATCTGAAGCTCAACATGAATATGAATAGCGATGACGCAAGCAAACAAATCGAGGCCATCGGCCCGATAGGTAAGGGCATCGCTATGCGTATCGAGAAATCAAACAAGCGGGTAGGCGACAGAATCAAATATCTAATTCCCCAATGGTTCACTACGCGTAGGCTGATCGAGTATGTAGGACCGGACAACATCGCGAGAGAAATGTTCGATTATAACCCAGACGACATGGTGCCAAGTCATCTACCCGACGAGATGGAGAATGAGCTTTATCCTACGGCTCCTTCCCGATACGACAGACTGACCAGAGGGAAGTGGCTGGCAAAGCAGATGCGGTTGATTTCCGTTCCAAGTATGCTTCTGAAAATTACAGCGATTCAGGAGCAACTGAAATACCTGCAACTGAAAAGGACGCCAGACTGCCCGATCAGTTGGGAAACGGTTCTTGAAAAACTCGGTTTACAAAATGTCCGACAGGAAATGGAAAAGTACCAGAAGGAAAATATAGAACTAATGAAGTGGAAACTGATCGCTGCCGCGTTAGCCGCTGAGGAGATGAAAAAACTTGGTATTCATCCTCCACAAGAAGGAGGCACAGCGGGCGGCGGTAAAGGTAAGGGAGGAGGAGGCGGAGGCGGTGGTTTGCATCCGGGAGGAAGACCGCCATCTGGACAAAAAGGTCCTCGGCTTGCCCAGAAGGGGGCTGCGGGCGGCGCTCCAAGAACTGTTGTGAAGGAATCGAGCTAGGGAGACTAAATGGCTGTCAAAGTTACGGTTCAGAAAGATTATCTGCGCACGGAGGCGAGTATTTCTCCGCAAACTCCCGTGTCTGAGGTTGATGAATTACTGAAGTTAACCAAGACGAACGGTAAACTCGTGGTCTTGTATAACGAAGGTCATATTCAGGGCATCAACATTGAGCAAAATACTAAGATCACGGATGCCAAATCCGCAGAGGTTAGGGCTATTGTTAAAGTGTCTGATAAAAACCTCTAAGGCTCACACTTCGTCGAATAAAGATAGCTGATCAGAAACAGGCTCCTTCCTCTTTGTGCGGCCTTGCATGAGGGCGACGATTCTCTTTCGCTCGTTCTCGTTACTCCCATTGCTCTTCCATAAGTTCGCCGCCATCGAAATTACCCACACATTGCCGCTCACATACCCAAGTTCGGGCACGATTTTATCGACACTAGGCCAACAACGTCGGTCAGGACCAGCGTTGTAATCCAAGCGAATGTTAGGGAAGATCGGGCATGATTCTGGCAACGCACCAGTATTTTTATCGAGGAGGTCTAAAGGATTCATGTTAAACGGAATTCCGCTTTTCAGAGCACGGTCCTTGATCCTATATATTTTCTGTTTTGCCCAGTTCTTTATTTTCCATGCCCTTCTCAGTTCCGCGCGCCGCTTTGGATGTTTTTCGTCGTAAGTTTTTGTATTTTTTTTATTTAGTTCGCTAATACGTTCAGGATGTCTCGCTCTGGATTCGCGGGATCGCCGATTGGCCTCTTTCCTATCCTCTGCTTCCGCAACGCACTTTTTGCAGCGTGCTCGGCGTCCGCTTGGCGTATTTGCGTCTTTACTGAAACTATCGAGAGGCAGGTCCTGTCTGCATTTAGTGCAAACTTTATGGCGCAATTGAAGATCATTCTCTTCAAGCAGTTCTCGTAGTGTTTTTTGTGGTTCTTGCTTGTCGTCGCTCTCCTCACATGCGGTTTCATCTTCGGTTGGAAGGTCTGGCTCAAATGCAAATTTAACCACGGACCAATCTGAAGGAAGTCCTTTTTCGGGGTAGAATGATTTAAGTGGGAGTGTCATGTCGTTTCTCCGAACGATGAGGCTCTGGCCGGACGTTTCCGCGTCCGACACTCCCATTCTACAACACAAGCGATGAGATAGCGAAACACTTTTTGCGGCCATGGAAGGCGCAGGATAAAGAAAAAAGGAACCTTACAATACAACATTTATAAAAAAGTTCTTGACAAAAACGTCGATTGGCTCTAAACCTTGGAGTTGATGTAATGATTTAGAGCGCGTACCCCTCATTCTCCTTCGGTTTGAATGGAACGGTTCATGAGAACAAGTGGCGGCTCAAGCCTGAGATGCTCGGCTTGGAGCCGCCATTTCATTTTTGAACCGAAAATCCAAACCGCAAAAGGAGAAACATCATGGCAAAGCGCCACAGAGTAGCAAAAGCGTCGCATGTTAAAAAGGGTGGCAGGAAAGTCAGCCGCCGCAAGAGCCACAGCAAGAAAGCCCTCAAGATGAAGGCGTAAAAAAGTAGCCACCCCCAAGGGAGAAACAAATGGCTACGAGTACGCCATCCATGCCCGATCCGAACGCCAGCGCCCAACCTCAAGCGGGTGCTGGCGGTTCTGCTACCCCTCCTCAAGGTGGAGCGACTCCTCCATCACAAGGTCCAGCGAATCAAATCCAACAACTTTTAGGCAACTGGTCGACGGTCGCTCAGCAGATCGCTCAAGCATACCCCCAGATTGCTTCCCAAATGAACAAAATTGTGCAGGCGATAGGTGAGGCGCAGACGGCTATGGTTACGCCGCCTCAGCCGACACCTACATCGCAGCAACCTGCGGTTCCATAACAGAAAAATCCGGGAGGATAGAGAGTCATGGCAATACCTACTTTAGGAGAAGTGCTCAAGCAGAGCGGATGGAGCCAAGAGCAGATCGATGCTCTTGACGCCAAAGCTACCAGCGGTCTCAACGCTGTTCTGACCACTGCGTCGCAGGTTGAGGCGGATGCGGCAAGAGTCGCGGCCAAGGCCGAAGCAGACCGCGTGGCGGCGGAGAAAGCAGTGGCAGACGCGCAAACCGCAAAGGAAGCGGCGGAACTCTCAAAACGCAGCGTCGATGAATTCTGGAAAGACACCTACAATCCCGGCATGGCTTCATGGGATAAAGAAAAAAAAGAGCGTGATCGGAAGGAAGCGGATTTGGCGGCGGAGGTGGCTTTCTATAAGACACAGCGAGAGAGCCTAAAAACGGCAGGAATTATCCCCGCCGATGCGCCAGTATTCACTCCTCCAGCGCCCGATCCAAACGCTGGCAACGGCAACGGAACGCGCGATGCGCAAGGCCGATTTATTCCCGGCCCCACGGGGAGTCCAGTGTTTGATACGAATACCGTCATCAGCAAGGTCGGCGACGGAATGAACATGATCCAAAACATCATGTGGAAGTACCAGACGCTCTACAACGGTCAGCCAATGCCGATTTCTCCGACCGAACTCATCGCGAAGGCCGATCAACTGAAGCTGAATCCGATGGAGTATGCAGCGCGCACCTTCAGGTTTGCCGAGAAGGAAGAGGAGCAGCGCGTAGCAGCGGCCAAGGCGCATGATGATGCAATCCGTGCCGCACGAGATGCCGAAAAGGACGCGGAGTGGAAGGCAAAGCTCGACGAACGCGAAAAGGAATTTGCGGCCAAGGAAAAACTTCTCGCCGAGCGCAGCGCCAACAATCCTGATCAGCGCGTCGTCATATCCTCGAAAATTCCTGATTTGCAGCGTAAGGTGGAGTCGAAAGAAATCGCCGATCCACTTATGATGAACGAGAACCAGCGCCGCGCGAACACGGCTAAGATGATTCGCGATTCGATAGCGGCGGGGAAAGAGCAAGCAGCGTAAGACCTATGTTTCTGGTAAGATAGAGGCATGGGAGGAAACAAAACATGTGGGTAAGAGAAAATAAGCCGGGTCTTGAACCAATCAAGGTGCCAACCGCCATTGATGTTGCATGGGCTGCAGGAATTTATGAAGGCGAGGGTACTTGCTCAATCAAGGGAGGCAGCAGCGGTAAGGGATCGTACAGCACTACCGTTTCGCAGAAGGACCCTGAATTGTTGTACAGGCTGCGCGATTTATTCGGCGGATCGGTCAACCTTTATAAAGTTGGAACGAAGAGAAAATTTGAAGTTCATCACTGGCTAGTAAGTGGCGACAAAGCAAGAGGATTTCTTGCGGCAATTTACCCTTTTCTCACTTGTAGAAGGAAAGCGCAGATTGATGCAACGAACGCCAGATTTTTTCTGGAGTATGCGAGTGACCTCCTTCGTATTAACTATTCTGATCCTTGTTCACGTTTCCAGATGATTCTCGCAAAAGTTCAGGAGTTTCGGTCTTTTGTTAAGTACGAGAACAAGAGTAAGCGCGCAGAGTACACGCGAAACTGGCAGAACAAGAAATATCGCGAAGACCCTGTGTACCGCTCACGAAGATTAGCAGCGAAGAGAGAAGCAAAGCGATTGAAGCGAGAACAAAAACTGCACGTAGTCGAGATGCAAAAAACAGCATAGGTAGTTAGGAGAAAATAGCCATGCCCCAAGACCCATTGTATGGACTTATTGACGCAGCGGAACTCGAAGCGGTGCGCGTAGGTGTCTTGTTCAACTGTTTATTCGTCGGGACTCCCTTCCAAGCGAAGTTACGTCGTGCAGGCGTATGGGACCCATTCCTTGGCGGCGCTGGAATGAGAGAGAACATCCTCTACGGTCGCACGCAGTATGCTGCCGTTGACTCTGGCCAAACCGTGACGGTGACTGCGCAGCAGATCAACACCGGCATCAAGTTCCTGCCCAAGTTCTACGCGGCATGGTGGCCGATGGACGATGCGCTGTACGATGATGGCTCGGGAACGGGCGGTGTCATCAATTCTGGACCTCCAACGATCATCGACGAGTACCAAGCCTACATGGAAAATATGGTGCTTGGCTTGAATACGGCGTTGGAAATGGACTCATTCCGTCACGGCCAGCCATCGAGCGGCGCGTACATTTCCGACAACCGCATCAAGGCAATCAACGGATTGGACGAAGCGCTGAATAACGGCATCGACCCGTCCATTTACGGCAACCGCTATACCACCTACGGCGGTCAACAGCGCAACGGCTCCATTGGAATAGCGCTGAATTCGACGCCACTCTATCTTGGCAACGGCGGAACTCCGGGCCAGATCGACTTCGCGGCCATGACGCAGTTGAAGGCGCAATGCACGGTTACGGGCGGAAACCCGGACTTGGGCATTACCAACACCTTCGGCTATGCGGCGATCTCGATTGCGCTCGATGCCCAGCGCCGGGATGTAAGCAACAAAAACCACGACATAGCGTGGCGTGGATTCAACTTCGACGGCATCGACATTTACGCCGATCCTCTGGCACCATCCGCACAGGCGCAAAACTATATCCCGCTTGCTCCCGCAGACGCGGGGCAAGGCAACGCCAACTTGCAGGACGGCGTGGGTTCAAGCACGCAGACAATATCGTTTACCACCCCGCAGTTCTACAACGGAAACGTGGCGGTATCGTTCTCGCCAACCAATTCGAACCTTCCGTCAAACACAACGATTCAGCCATCGGAATATCTGGCTTTCTTGGAGACGAGTTCATTCAAGGTTCGTCCCACCAACAAGAGTGGATGGAACTACGGAATCCGCAGAGCGCCGATGCCGAACAACGTGTCCATCGATGCCATCTTCATGCGCGTGAGCACGAACCTATACAATTGCCAACCCAAACATTCCGCCTACGCGTTTGGGTTTAACAGCGGCATCTTCAACAACGGGTAAGCAACGGGTAGCAAGGAAATGATCGACAGCGTGAGCGACGAAATTCAGCCAGCGCGGAAGGAGAACTAAATTGCCTTTTCAACCAATAATCCCTATTTGGGGCGGATTGAACAACGCAAACTCTGCATCAGCAACCGGTCTGCTTGACTCCGTTACTGGCCAGCAATACAACACAGGCGGCTTGGATCGTGGCGACTACTTCGATCTCACGGAGCAACAGGCTAATTCCCTGTCCGTAACGACCACGGGATTGTGCCACGCGGGACGCTATCGCTACGTTCAAGTCGATTCTGGCGCAAATACCGCGAACGTGAAGACGGGAACGGTCGGTTACCTGCGCTCAGGAACATTTGTGCAGGCCGTGCAGACGATCACGGTGGGTTCCGGTCAGACCGCAGGCACCTACACCATCAATGCGACGGTCGGAAGCGGCGGTGGGGCTGGTGCTTCCATCCAAGTTGTCGTCGGCTCTGCAGGAACCATCACTGGAAATCCTGCGGTGCTCAATGGCGGTTCTGGCTACGTTTCCGCGCCAACTTTCAGCCTGACAGCTTTGGGCGGATCAGCAGGAACGCTTTCCGTTCAGTTGAACACCACGCCGAACACCGTCACAAGCGCAGACCAGATTGGGGCCTCGATTCCAACAGCAATTCCTGTGCGTCCGGTGGTCTTTCTGAACTCGATCACTCCGGGCAACTACGGATTCATTCAGGAGTTGGGAGTGGCGACAGTTCTTGCCAAGAACAGTGTCGGCACCGCAGCCATCGGAGCGTATGTGAACGCTGTCACAACCGACAATGGCGTAGTCACCACGACGGCGCAATCCGGCTCGCCCATCGGATCGACAATCGGCGTGGCAATCGATACTCCGGCCAACTCGATTCTGTTCAAGGTTCAACTCGGCTACGCTTGCATGGTTGTGCAGGACTAAGGAGACGCTCGATGATTCTCACAATGGTCAACGGGTACCCGGACTATATAGGCTATCGCCAAGCGTTTGCCGGATACGGAACGGGACCCAAGTCTTACGATGCTACGACGGGTGATGTGGTTACGCTCTCCAATAACCGAAGGTTTATCGATGTACTCTTCGGCGGTGTACAGTCGTTGAGCGGAACTTACACCGTATTTGCGAGACCGTCCGGATCGGGCGAACGACAAACGTGGGCGCTGCACTGGTTCACAACGGCTAACATGACGGAGGTTACAACAGTAAGCGCGACAAACCTCTCAGCAGAGACGGTGCAGATCGGCGGGTTCTGCGGACAGTTCTAAACAAGAATTTTTAACGGAGTCTGTATTCCCCTCCCGGTTGCAGACAAATTGACGCCCTCTGTGGGTTCCGTCTCGCGGCGGCTTACAGGGGGCGTTACAACAAGCGGTGCAAACGCAAAGGAGAAAAAGCTCATGGCAAAGAAAAAGTCAACGAAAGCGCATCTTGCAGTAGCTTCCATGCCGAAGGGCAGACAGTGGGCGCACAAGAAGACTGGCAAGGCAAAGCCCAAGAATCTTGCCAAGCTCTGCACTAAGTAACAGGAGGCCGCAAATGGCTAAGACCAAGCGCGTGAGGAAGTCCTACGCCAGTTCACCCTCATTTGCAAAGCTGTACGGGAAAGCGCAGAAGGCTCCTCGCAAGATGGGCCGGAAGCGCGTCTTCGTGAAGGGGTAACGATGGCGCAGAAAAAGCGTTCACAAAAAACCGTTGAATATCGCGATGATTGGAACGCTCCAGCCCACAAGAAGGTTCTGGAGGAAGGCGCGAAATACGGCAATGATGTGGCGTTGTGGCCAAAAGACCTTGCTGAAAAAGAGTACGCGACAAGAAAGCGCGTCAGCAGTTCGGCGAAGACGCGGAAGTCAGTCAAGAGCCGCACGAAGAAGGCTGCACGGAAACGCGTAGCTGCAAAGTAGGTGAGCGATGGCGACGAAAAAGAAACCTTTGATGGACGATCACGACGACGCCCACTTCTCCGGCAATCCTGCCTTGAGGAAGCGGAGCACCAAGAAGCGCGTGTCAAAGAAAGCCGCGCCTCCGTTCAAGGGGCACAATTACGGGTCGTCTCCTCCATGGAGGGACGCGAAGCATATTGGCACAAAGAATACGCGGAAGCGCGTAGCGGGTAAATAGGGGTGAGGAGGCCGCGTGAGTTTTCAAAACATGTACCAGCAACTCTTGGGCCTTCCCGGAATGAATCTTGGACTTGCCAAGACCTTCATCAACGAGGCATTTTCCCTGATCCAAGATGAGCAAGTGTGGAGTTTTCAATGCACGGTTGGCGGCTGGCTGACTCCAGGTCTACTCGGTGGTTCTTATTCTGGTCAAGGCCAAAATCTATCGTTTAATGCTGGAGCCACCTTTCTCAGCCCCGGAACGATCACTGTCCAACCATACACAAATCAGATTACGGGCGATGCCGTAGCAACGGCTGCATGGAATAACGTCACCGCTCCTCCGCTTCTCACACAGCAACAGATCAGAGTGCCCTATTTTTCTCTGTACAACATCGTCGCGCAAGGAAACAATGGCACAGTGGCCTACGCGACAGTGTTGGCTAATGGCTCAGGGCAAACCCCCGGCGTTTACACTACGCCTGTTCTTGATCCAGCCACAGGCGCAGGGGCCACACTGTCGATTACGGTCAATGCAGATGGCACCGTTACGTTGCCGCCTACCGTATTGACAGTGGGGAGCGGTTACACAACGCCATGCGTTAATTTCTCGCAAGGCGGAACAGCAGCAACGTTCTCCGTGTCGTTGTTTGCCGTGCTAACAATAGACCGACCTTGGATGGAGCCTGTTCAGCCTCCGGGAAGCGGCTACATGATATACATGGCATACTTTCCTTCTCCGCCATACTGGAAGCGGTGGTGGAATATTAGAGACACCGAGAATAATGTGGATTTGGATTACTCATCGAAAACCCAGATAGACCTCGCTGTTGAGGACGCGGAAAGAACCGTATTCAATGAACCAACAAACGTTGCGTACTACGGACAAGATCAACGACCGGGTAGCGCAACGCTAGGCCAGCAACTCTGGGAACTCTGGGGTGGCCCTTTAACCGAATTGCCCTACACATTCGGTTGCCAATGCAACTGGCCTCCGCTCGTTAATCCAACCGACACCTTACCATGGCCGCTCAGTGACGAGCTTGTTAAATGGAGAGCACTGGAAGTTGCCTACCAGTGGGAGGAATCACAAAAGGGCACGGATATAGAGCGTGGCGCTGGCGCTAATTGGCAGTTCTTAACCAAGGCAGCAAGAGAAGAGTATGACAAGAGACTCAAAACAACTAGAAACATGGATCGTCACATTGTCGATCTCTACTTCACAAGATGGAATCCCAGTCCGTCTCCCGGATACCAAGACGGATTCGCGACTCAAACTGGCCAACTTAATATTGGCACTTTCTAAGGAGAAATACAATGCCCGCTTATCCCGGTTCCAATCTTGCAACGCTACTTCTCAATAACCGCCAAGGATATTTCTGGGACAATGAAACTGTACCTGCCGGACAATATCCGGGGTCGTTGAGTGTGGCGTACCAACTTCAGCGGATCAACCAATCGTTCTATCCTTGGGGAGCGGCATTTGAGTTGACTTTTTCAGGAAGCCCAGGAACCTTTGAGGTGGACATCGTTGGCGCTAACACAGACAATCCGCAGAACTATATTCAGCTTGGAAAGATCACGGCGGTGACCAGCTATGTGTCCGGATACTATACAGGGCGCTGGGATATGCCGTCGAATATTTGGGTAAAATACGTGGCGGCGTACATGGCCAGTTTAACGAATCCAGTGAGCGTGACGCTCCAAGTCACACGGTAGAATGGTGTAAATGAGACGATTAATACAATTAGCACTCTTTATCCTTGCGGCTCCGCTATTGGGCGTGGCGCAGACAGCCGTTCTTCCCATATATGCTTGTGTTCAAGCTGGGGTTCAAGCGAAGACATCGGGACTGCCATCCTCAAACTATCTACAGGGCGTTATTCCGTACTGCACGGTTACGATCTACTTGACGGGCACCACAAATATCGCTACGACCAGCCCTCAGACTCCGTTAACCGCAAACACGGACGGCTCGATCCCGCCCATCTTCGCAGCGGTGAATCAGGGCTACGATGTGGTGCTCAGCGGCGGAATACCGCCCAATACCTACCCCGCTCCAGTAACGCTCACAGGAGTGTATCCAGGGTTTGAGTTTAGCGGCGGCAGCGCCAGCGGCTACCCTCCGGGCGGTTCGAGCACGAACACACAATATCGTGTAACCAGTACGACATTTGGCGGTGAAACTGAGATTTATATTGCCCCATCCGGGGATGCGAGTGGCGCGACAGATCAGACCAATATTGCAGCAGCAATAACCGCTGCATGTGCCAGTGGTCCACCATCGCCAATTTCTATTAAGCTTGGCTCTGGTATCTTCTACGTGACTGGAGATTTCCCTGTTGGCTGTCCATTTGATTTTCAGGGAGCAGGTAAAGGCAACACGTTTATTGAGTTTGTCACCACATCTAGCAACTTCATTACAGCCAACTACGGTGGAGGCGCTCTGAATTACGAATCTTATGGTGCGATGTGGAGCGACTTCTCGTTGCTGATGAAATCTGGAGTAACAGCCGCATCGGGGGATGCTTTTATTCTCTCCGGACTTAACGATGAGCATTATCTGGCACAACTGCATATCAATCGTGTTGCCATGTATGGACTCTGGGGAGGTTTTAGCACTGGAGCCAATATGGTGGAGAACTGGTTTGAGCATAACTACTGTGCGTTTTTCGTATCAGGTGGTGACGGGTGTCTTTCCTATGATACGGTTCAACCGGGCGGGGACTTCCACTTTGATTTCAACGAGGCTGTGGGACCGTATACCGGGTACACGGTTCTGCAAGGAGATGTCCTTCACTTTAACGGGAACAAGCTGAATGGCTCCCCGTTCCTTTTTTACTCCAACACGTCGTCGATTATAGATGTTCTTCTCACAGATGAATCGTATGAGGGAACTCAAGCCTGCGGCATTGATTTCGGAACCGGAGGAGCCCGGATTGCAAACGTAGTTCTCAGTTCTGTTGAAATCGGAGCTGGCCCTGTGTACGGAACCACCGCCCTCTGCCATGTTACGAATCCCCAGCTAACAGGATTAAGCGGTTGCTATTCTTTTTCAGCGCAAAATGGGGGAGCGCCAACCTGTATCGGAGCGCCGTATAATCCTAATCAACTAGCGACGTACAATTTCAGCGTCGTCGAGAATCCGCTCTCTTACAGTGGCATGTTCACAGCAGCAGGAACCGGCGCATCACTTCCCCAAGTACCAAGCGCGGGCATTTGCGAACCAGCATCAACTTCCAGTGGTTCCAGTGCGGTGGCGACAGGTTTTGGCAGTTGGCCCAATAGCCAGTCTACAGCAGTAGTGCTTGCAGCTCTCGGAGGTCAAGGGAGCATTGGGCTGATTCTGAGAGCTTCAGCAACAACTGAAACGCTGTATCAGGTAAACCTTGACGGAAGCGCCAACTTGGATGTTTACGCCGTAGTTGCAGGAAGTGCTCACCAGATTGGCTCAACAACATTTATACCAACAGCAAATCAAATGTGGGAAGCATCCGTCGTAGGAACCACTTCGCCCATCATTAACGTCTATCTAAATGGGGCGCTTTTCTACTCGGTGACAGATACGACCTATGGGGCTTCGATTACATCCGGAAGCCCTGGGTTTGCCATTAGGGATAGCGAGGCAATCACAGATACGCAAATCAGCAGTTGGACGGGCGGTTCTGCGGGCGGAACCATTCTTGCAACCAGCAATCTCTCCGACTGGACGAACAGCGGCGTGGCGAACGGCCTCCCGGCAGTCTGGAACTCAGGCACGAGCAAATGGACACCTAGCGGCACTATCGACATGACGTTGGTTAATTCCGCAGGCTACCAATGCAGCGGCTCCTGGGGCACAAACGGTCAAGTCCTTTCCACCACTGGCTCAGGCTGTCAGTGGCTGAACAATGGCTTCTTCACGGCGGGAGGCGACCTGAGTGGTACTGCCTCCTCACAAGAAGTCACCGGAATCCTGAACAACGTACTGCCTTCAATAAATATTGGCTATTTGAACTGGACAGGAACACAGTGGGCGTTCTCTAATCCTGCTGGCGCGGGCAACACAACTTCGACCTCGCTCACAAGCAACCGGCTGCCCAAAGCAAACGGCACTAACTCGATCATCAATTCGTCTATTTCTGATGATGCGACGACGGTTTCCACAACCGAAATCTTCTCGGCGGGTAGCTTCAAAGTGGGTTCCAATGCCGTCATTCCTTCTACGGTTACCGGTTACAACGGGAACGCCAGCGGAGTGAAGATTCCATTAGCAGTGGCGTTCGCGGGGTCATCCGGGGCGGTTGTCTGCGACGACGGCAACCACAATCTAACGGAATCTGGATGCAGCGCCGGAGCGGTGGCCTCTGTTAGCAACTCCGACAGTACTCTGACTATCTCCCCGACGACCGGCTCCGTGGTCGCCTCGCTCAATCTCGCGCACGCGAACACATGGACCGGGCTCATCACCAGTTCGGCAGGAATCAACCTCTCTGGTGCCTCTGCTCCGCTTGAATTGGCCGGAAGCGCAGGAACTAGCGGAAACTGTCTGCTTTCGGCGGGAGCCGGAGATACACCAACTTGGGGAGCTTGTAGCGGAGGAAGCGGCGGGGACAGCATTACCAGTCCTAATTCCACGCTGACCGTAGGAGGGTCGTCAAGCGCAACTACGCTGGACCTTGTAGGCTCGGCGGGAGAAATCATGGCCGGGGCTACTCCCGCATTGACCTACACTCCGTCTCTGGGAAAATCCGGCACGGCTGGGTCACTTTCCTTGTATCCCTCCAGTGGAAATTTTACCACGACTCTCAGCAGTGCGGCGACAGCAAGCAACACGGTAAAATTCTTCGCCACTGTCCCGACAAACCTTGATTTGTTCTACTGTGCGGTATCGACGACAACTTGTACTCTGACCGATGCCGGATATGCCTATAACGCCATCCCCTTCAGCGACTTAAACGGCAATCTTGCAACAAGCCAAGGCCCGAGCAGTCTGACGGGAATCCTTTACGACACTACAGGAACGATTAGTCAGTCTACGGCGGCAGAGTTAGGTACGCTTATTGACTTGCCTCAGTATTCTGTTCCCTATAGTGCTGGAACGACCTCGGCCCTGACGGATGTCGCCTCGCCCACTGTCAATGGTACCTATACTCTTGGATGGGTGGTAACCGGAAGCGCGGCTCTCGCGCCGACCGCTATCAACGCAAACACGCTGGTAGTAAGCAGTGCTTCCACGGCGACCAATGCAACCAACGTAGCGACGACGACCACGACCAGCAACACGGCCTACTACATGGCGTTGCTGACAGATAACGCGACAGAAAATCAGGGCGTTTTAGTGGGCTCTGGGCCGACCTACAACCCGTCGACGGGGGCCTTCACGCTCGGTGGCTCGACTCATGGTCTATCGATACCGGCAGGAACCGCTGTCTCAGGTGCGTCTGGTTCTGTGATCTATGCTTCCGACTCCACAAATGGATACGGAGAGATCAATGAGAACAATACTGGTTTGTCCAGAATCTGCACGGCGGCGAATGGAATCTGTGCTCCTGCCAGTGGCATTCCTATCGCAGACGTGGGGAGCGCGGGATTGAGTGGATCGGGTGGTGTATCCATTGCAGCGACAGGAGCAATTTCACTTGCCTCTATCCCAGGCTCGGCCATGACAAATAACACCATAACAGCCACGCAGCTTGCCGCCCAGTATAGCAAGGGAGCCTGCACGGAAGTTTGGGGAGGTACTGGAACCAGCAACGTGCTGCAATCTGGCGACGATGCGATCTCGAACAACACCTGCTACAACGACTCCGGCGTAACTCGAACCATCACGGCGGTCAAATGCCGTAGTGATTATTCAAGCAACACGACAACAGTCAACCCGACATTTGGCAGTGCCGGAACAGGAACGACGATCCTGAGCGGTGCTCTCACTTGCGGAAACTCCTACGCATATTCCTCCAGCGGCACAGTGAGCAACGCAAGCTGGACCACTGGAACTGGAATCGACCCAGCAATGGGGACGCCGGACACGCACAGCACCAGTCTGGCAATGATTGTGGAGTACACCTACTAATGAAATACTGTCTTTTCATTATCGGGAT